GCAACGCCTGGGAGGGAATCAAGGCCAAGGCCGGCGAGCTGTGGGCCTTCATCAAGCTGGCGTTCTCCTACTCCCCGCTGGGCATGGTGATTGCCAACTGGGACAGGATCCTGGCTTACATGACCATGCTCTGGTCCAGGATCAAGCAATACGTGAGCGGGGCGTGGGCGGTGATCACAGGCATTTTCAGTGGCGATGGCGACAAGATTCGCCAAGGGCTGGAAACCATGTGGAACGCCATCAACAGCGTATTGGGCGGCTGGCCCGCCAGGATGCTGCAGTTCGGCGTGGACCTGGTGCAGGGGCTGATCAACGGCCTGCAGTCGATGCTGGGCAAGGTGGGCGGTGCCATTTCCGGCGTTGGTGAAGCGGTCTTGGGCCGCTTCAAGTCGCTGCTGGGCATCCACAGTCCGTCGCGCGTGTTCGCTCAGTTGGGTGGCTGGACGATGGAAGGCCTGGCCAACGGCCTTCAGGCCGCCCAGCGCGGCCCGCTGGGCGCCATGCAGCTGCTGGGCGAGCGGATGCGCACGGCCGGTGGTGCCGCGGCGCTGGGGGCGGCTACGGCACTGCAGGCGACCGCCAGCCCGATAACCGCAGCACCACGCACTGCCGCGCCGGTATCCATCGCCGGCGACACCATCACCATCCACGTGCAGGGTGCCGACCCGGAAGCCATTGCCAAGGCCGTGCGCATCGAGCTGGAACGCGCCCAGCACGCCAAGGCCGCCCGGGCGCGCAGCGCGCTGACCGACGATTGAGGATCACGCCATGATGATGGCCTTGGGCAACTTCATCTTCTCCATGCCCACGCTGGTGTACCAGCAACTGGAACGCAGCAGCAGCTGGCGCCATGCCAACACCGAGCGCATCGGTGCGCGCGCCGCGTCGCAGTTCCTTGGGCCGGGCGAGGAATCCATCACCCTTGGCGGCGTGCTGGCGCCCGAGCTGGCCTGCGACCCTGCCGAGCTGGGCACCTTGCGCGAGCTGGCCGACGAAGGTGCACCCCTCGCGCTGGTATCCGGCAGCGGCACCGTGTTCGGCGCATACGTCATCACCAGCCTGTCCGAAACCGGCAGCCTGTTCTTTTCCGATGGCACGCCGCGGCGCATCGAGTTCGACCTGAAGCTGCGCCGCGTGCCCGACGAAGACATGGCCGCGGCGGCGAGCGAATGAAGATCGCCGGCAACCACCCCGCCTGGCGCGTCATGCTCGACGGCGCCGACCTCACCGAGCGGCTGGCGCCGCGCCTGGTCGACCTGACCCTGACCGAGGATCGGGGCGGACAGGCCGACACGCTGGACCTGGTGATCCACGACCACGACGGCCGCATGGATCTGCCCCGCCGCGGCGTGCTGCTGCAGGTGGCCATTGGCTGGCGCGATGCCGCCCTGGTGGAGAAAGGCACGTTCACCGTGGACGAGGTGGAACACCAGGGCGCACCGGACACCATCACCATCCGCGCGCGCAGCACCGACCTGACCCACAAGATCCGCAGCCGGCGCGAACGCAGCTGGCACGGCGTCACCCTGGGCGACGTGGTGCGCAGCCTCGCCGGCGAACACGGCCTGCAGGCCAGCATTGCCCCAGCGCTGGCCAGCGTCGCCATCCAGCACCTGGACCAGGCCAACGAATCGGACATCAACCTGCTGACCCGCCTCGGCCAGCGCTTCGATGCGGTGGCCACGGTGAAGGCCGGCAAACTGATCTTCGCGCCCATCAGCAGCGGCATGACCGCCAGCGGCAAGCCACTGCCCGATGCGCTGATCACGCGCGCCAGTGGCGACCAGCACCGGTTCAGCACCTGCGACCGCGACAGCTACAGCGGCGTGAAGGCGTACTGGACCGACAAGGCCGGCGCGCGGCGGAAATCGGTGACGGTAGGCGATGGCGACAACGCCAAGCAGCTGCGCGAAACCTACCCGACCGAAGCGGTGGCCAGGCAACATGCCGAGGCGGAATGGAATCGCCTGCAACGCGGCACCGCGCAGTTCTCGTACACGCTGGCGCTGGGCCGGGCGGATATTTCACCGGAGCAGAAGGTGCGTGTGCAGGGCTTCAAGCCCGTGATCGATTCGGAACAATGGCTGGTGGTCAAGGCCACCCACAGCATCAGCGGTAGCGGCGGATTCACTACCGCGCTGGAGCTGGAAAGGGCGCTGTAGCGCGCGCGGCTAATTCAGGGCGCAAATTCAGTGGCAAGCATGCCGCAGCCTATGACGATCTGGCCGATGTTGAACTGAATTAGCCCTTCGATTTTTTTGCTTTGTTGCCCATGTTGACCGTGGTGCCGGTCTGCACCACCGGCCCGCTGTTTGCCTGGCCGATCCGGCGCGCCTTGATGGCGCCACCCGTCTGCTGCTGCGCCGGCGGCGCCGCGGCCGGCAGGCCTATGCCGCCCAGCATCGCCATCACCATCTGCCGCACCGGCTCTTCCGCGTTTCGCCATGCCGTCAACAGCGTGAGCTCGGCCGGACCCAATGCGGTGTTGCGGTCCCCGGACAACAGGTAAACCACATCCATTCCCATGCGGAGCATGCCCGCCAGCAACGGGCCGCTGGGCCAGTTTTCGTTGCCTTCGGCGGCCTTCACCGCCCGCGTATTGAACCCGCACGCCTGGGCCAGCTCTGCCTGCGACAGACCGAGCCGTTTCCTTTCTTCCTTGACACGCTCACCAACGGTTGACACAAAAACCCCCCTTGCAAGGTGTGAAATTTCTCACCACACTAAAGCACCATCCACCACACCCTACCACGCATGGCAAGCAAGCCCGCCCCCCGGCACAAGCGCCAGACCAAGCCCTCCGCACACCTGCGCACGGCCGCCGAAGCAAAGGCATGGCTGGAATCCAACGGCATTTCCCAGGCCGAATTTGCGCGCAGCCACGGCCTGCCACGCATGGCGGTGGTGGACACCCTGCGCGGCCGCAGCCGCGGCCTGCGCGGCGACCACCACACGGCCGCCATTGCCCTGGGCATGAAGGCCGCGCCCGGTGAACCGGCACGCGCAGTGCCCAGCGCGAAGGGCCGATGAACATGGCTGCACTGGCAAACCCAAAGCGGCTGGTCTTCACCTGCGATGCGTGCGGCAGCAAGCTGACCAAGCGCACCAGCTACCGCATGCACCGACACCTGCGCCATGACGTGTGGCGCTGCGACAACGACGCCTGCGGCGCCTGTTACGTGGGCAACAACGAGTTGATCAGCATCGCCACGCGCAGCGGCGACCCTTCGGCGCCCGCGCCCGAGCTGCCGCCCACCAAGGCCTACCAACGCAGGCTGATCAAGCTGGCGCAGCGCGACACCGCGCCGCGGGCCCATCAGACCGATTTCGTGGCCGAGCAGGAACGCCAGGCCGAACTGGAGCGCGTCGCTGCGGAAATGCGCGACGAAGGCATCAGCGAGGACATCATCCAGACGGCGCTGGCCGGTGGCCTGGACGCGGTGGCCGATGATGATGGCGACGACGACCTGCCGGCCGGTGGCTGCGCATGAGCCGCTGCAAACCGCAACGCGATGGCTGGTCATCCGCGCAGGCACCGCGCCTGGTCAATGGGCCGGTGCTGGCAGACCGGCCGGTCTGCCCCTCGCAGAAGGCGAGCGAGGCCGAGCGGCTGCGCGCCGAGGTGGAGGCGCACCTGGCTGCCGGCGGCACCTACATGGTCATCAGCACGCCCGCCGTGCCGAAGCGCCGGGGGCGTGCATGACCACTACAGGCGCTGCATCAGCGCAGCGAGCAATTCTTCAGCATGGGCAGCGTCATCATCAGCCCGTCGCCGACACACTCAACGGTTACGCTCTGGCCCTTCTTCAGGGCAGCGGCCGCATCCTGCGGAATGCCGCGAGCCTGAATGGACTGGAACGGGTTGGCTGCCAGCTCGACATAGATTTCATCGCTGAAATCCTTATTGATGCCGGCCACCTTGCCCGACACCGCCAGGGTTTTCCCCTTGTATTGGTTGTCGGCAGATACCTCGTTTGCCTCGTAGTCCGCAAACAGCTGTTCTGCCGTTACTTCCAGCGCAGCCGGGGCGGCCTCGCCCTGCGCCACTTCTGCCTGCGCTTGGGCTGCCGCCGCCTTGGCACGTTCGGCGTAATCCTTGTAACCACTGCCGCCCACGGCGGCACCGAAGATCGCCAGACCGATGAAGTAGATGATCGGCGAGACGACAAGGGAACTCACCAGCGGAACCAGCCCGCCCGCGGTGCGGCCGCGCGTCATCACCACGATGGCCAGGATGAACGCCACCAGATTCAGTGGCCAACCAACGAACAGACCTGCACCCGGGATCGGCAGCAGGAAAAGAACCCAAGCGATCACCAACGTGATCCACGTGGCCTTGATGGGTGCGGGTTTGGCCTGAGCCGGTGCGGTATTGGACATCCTGTTTTTTCCCTCTGTAGGTTGTTTGGGTTCCATCCGCGCAATGCCTTGCCGCTTCTTCATGAAGCGG